ATGTACTGTTCATTTTCTTCTGCCATTCTTCTGCGGACATCGGAGGCAGAGATTTCCTTGAAGTAGTCCTGATTGACAAGCCAAGAAAAGAGAACACAACACATCACCAAATCATCGTGGAAGCCTTCTTCAGCTTCGTATGAATTACGAACAGCTATGAAATGAAAAATTTCTTCTCTGAGATTTTCATCATTGAGTATGATTTTCTCAGATTCCACCAGAGACTTGAAGTTACTACAGCCGATACGTTTTACTGATGTAGTCGTCCGAACTCCCAATTGCGACTGACTGCTACCGGAAGTGCCAATCTGTTGTCCCTTCCAGCCTTTCGCAACACTCCTGAAGAGATTTTCATATTCGTATTCATGGACTAAGATATCGGCGACTTGTCCACCAATGTCATTGATTTCTACGAGAACAAATGCGTTGTTGTATCCTTTGGCAAATTCGTAAATGAACTGTGGATACAACAGTGGTGAAATTAGATTACTTCGCCACAATGCGACTATTTGATATGGCGAAGTAGAAATATCAACAACAATGAATGCAGAATAATCTCTTTCAGCGCCTCTAGCAGTATCCGCAACAATCACATATTGGTGTAATGGATCTGGATGAGCGTATACCCAAGAATTTTCATTCTTGAATATTGGAGTACTGTATACCAGTTTCTGCAAAATATCTGGATGGATGAGAGTATTCGCAGACCCTAAGAATTCGCATTCAAATTCTACAGAAAATTGCTCCGCCGAAGTGTTACGAATTGTTTCCTGTTTCCAGGCTTCATCTCTACCAGGAACATCGGACCAATGAACGCTAATCCTCTTGAAGTTGTTCCTGCCTTCTTCGGATTCCTTCCAAAGAGTATAGAATAGATTCAATCCCTTTGGAGTTGATGTTATGAAGAGCTTAGCTGTTTTTGAGGAAGTGATAACAGGATAGGTAGACGTATAGAATTCCACCTGTAGATTGTGAGGAACAATGGCGAATTCGTCCATGTAAACGAAACTGATTGATTCAGAACGCAAGCCAGAGATCGTAGTAGCAGAGGCAAACATGGAAGAACCATTTTCTAATGCAATGCTACCTTTATTCCATTCGGAAATTCCCTGCTGGAGCCACTTCGGGAGATTTTCATATGCGAGCTGAACTCGCTTCATCACATTGTAAGCACCCTTAGCCTTGTGGGCAAGAACTGCAACAGAAAAATTCTCATGAAATAGAACGTACCAAAGCAAAATAGCGCACACAGCGGTCGTTTTGCCCATCTGTCTCGGGATCTTACAGATACAGAATCTATTTTCGACAGCCGAACGAACCATATTCTTCTGAAATTCATACATCTTGAAGGGAATGATCCCAGCATCTATGGAGATAATTTTCACATATGTTTCAATGAAGTAGACTGGATCAGTGGCACACTTAGCGTATTCGGCTACCTGCTCCGGAGTGTATTCTATCTTGACATTTAATTTTCTAAGATTTGGGTTGCCGAGATATGAAAAGTCTGTAGCCATTACTGATTATCTATCGCCTTCTTTACAATATTCAGAAGATCAGCAGTCGTCATCGTCATATTCAAGTTGTTGGTGACATTCTGAGGATCGGTAGTCTGTGATGGCTTGATCTTATGAACTGTCTCTGCAGAATCTAACAGCAGCTTACTAGTATCAGCAATTGTCTTGACCAATATCGCAACAGTCTGGTAAGCCTTCGGATCCTGCATCATACTTGCAAGATTCATCATCTCACCCAATGCAGCTTCGGCTTGATCTGTTGCGTTCTTGATCTTTGTCCTGGTGTATTCGTAATCTTCCTCAATTCGAGAATCTTCTGGAGGAATGTTGACGATGTGTGCATCCTGAATGACAGGAGCAATTGGCACAATTGGGTTCAATCCCAGTTTGTCTGCGATCAGATCTTGCATGAGGATGGATACGATTTAAAGTGAGTTTTTGGAGTGGTTTTCATCATAAAGTGGGAAATGTCCGTTCTAGCGCATAATGATATTTGATATCTCGTTACCGAGTTCTTGTTTCAGCGACACACATCTAGACTGATTGGAATCAGTCCCCGATGTTGGTATCTCCACAAGCGTATATTCGGCAGTATCCCTGCCTATTGTTTGATTCATTTATGCCTTCTTTAAGAATATTTATAGCTGCATTACAATCGCGATCTATAGAAGCATCGCATTGTTTGCAGTTAAAGATTCTCAGTTGTAATGGCATCTTCTGTCTATTACCACAAGATGAACAAAGCTGAGATGATGGGAAGAAACGATCGACTAAGACGACTTGAGTTCCTGCAGTCTTTGCTTTGTATTGAAGCTGTCTTCTGCACTCACTCCATCCTACATCAGAAATCGATTTACTCAATTTCCTATTCTTCACCATACCCTTCACATTCAAATCTTCCATTACGATCACAGAATTCTTGGCTATCAAATCTGCAGTTACTTTGTGTAGAAAGTCCTTTCTTTGGTTTCTTATATGTTTATGAATTTTATGAATTTTCATTCGTTGTTCGAATCTGTTGCTAGACCCTTTCTTCTTCCGAGATAGTTTTCGTTGAACTCTTGCTAATTTCTTCTCAGTCTTTCTGAAAAATCTCGGATTGTCGATTACTTCGCCATCAGAAGTAGTTAGGAAATGAGATAGCCCTAGATCGATACCAATTGAAGAACCAGTATGGATTGGTAGTTCTTTCTGGAGTTCGTAGAGGATACTACAATACCAATCATTACCATCTTGGCTGACAGTAGCAGACAAAAGTTTACCGTCAATTTCGCGATTCCCTCTACATTTGATCCAGCCGATTTTAGAAATATCAATTCTAAATTTATCTAAGATCACACCTTGATTATTGTAGAACATAGAATCATTCATAGTGTGTTTTGATTTGAATTTCGGGAATCCTTTACGGGCAGCTTTCTTACTGAAAGAATTTTGGATCGCTTTATCTAAATTTGCCACAACAACCTGAAGAGAATTTGCATATGGTAATTGAAGCCATTCAAACTCTTTCTTCAGTTTCGGTAATAGAGGTTGCATTTCCTTCAGGAATATAAATTTCTTTTCTGATTCGTATCTCTTCATATTCTCAGCAAGGAAATGATTCCATACCCATCTACAGGCACCAGCATGATCAATCAGTTGCTTTCTCTGATCCTTGGTAGGATAGAGTTTGACTTTTACTGCTCTGTGGTAGGAATAAATAATTTTCTGGGTCTCCGATAAGATCTAGCAGTCACCGGAGTCGCAAACTCGCGGTGACATTTTATTTAGTGGAGATAAATACCCGAAGTTTTGGTGTGTAAATTTCTAAGAAGCTAACTTTACCCGTTTTTACTCAGAACTTCAAAATCGGACTTGTAAGAGACTGTATTACAAGCGGAAATTTTAGAGGAATTGCGTTATTTTCTAAGGCTACCAAATTATTTATGCCCATTGGAATAATATCGCTTTACATATTCCCAGGATAAGGTATATTGATCGTGTCGGAAGGGTTTGTAGGCCTGGCAGCTTATCAAGTCCAACTGTGGTGCCAGCCACTAGGAGAATATCTCCGCGACCATACCTCCGTATACCTCCGTAGCGCGAGCAATATGCGATATTATTGTGCCGTTGGTCTCTAGGCAAATTGAGACCGTTATCCTCTAATCCGGTATCAGACCACTGTACGAATAGATGAATCCGTAATTGGCAGTTGGCTGGATGTTTGCCAATGGGATTGAGTTGGCAAGATATTCGGTTGGATTGCCATTTGCATCAACTCCAGGCTGTATTGTAATGACCTCAGCCGGACCAGTGTTTGCAATAATATTTCCATTTGCAACATCTCCATAAAAATTGAGTATGATCTCTTTGATGAGGCCAGAAGATGTGACTGGTCCGAAGAAGTATGCCTTCATCGTGAAATCTAGCTTCCAGACGATAAGCTGGCTGACGTCCGATAGAGCACCGAAGTATTCGTTGTCGATCTGAACGGAATCCAAGACAATCGGGATTTGTCTTGAATCCTGCATTTGTGGAATGACAGTGATGGTAGTGGTGATATCGGGAGTGAAGTATGGGACAATCTGTTCAATGATCCTACCAGCATCTTCAGCATTTCTTGTCATGATCGAAAGACTGAAATACAGATTGTAGGGGACAGGATTCAATTGGGTGTAAAGAGCACTGGTATTACCATTCAAAGCAGTCACTCTTCTGCCAGTGGATGCCAGCTTACGATCTGAATCGTATTTCATGCCAGTCATCTCGAAGGTGAGCTGTGGAAGAACTTGATTGATCTCACGCTTCAGATCGGGATTCTCTTTGAGTCGCACAACGTAGCTTTCAGCACCTGCATATTCCAAGGGGACTTTGATGGTCGTGGTGACATTACCGGATGCATCTGTTCTATCGAGAACGATGTTGTCGAAGAGAGCGCCGAATACAGTTATGTAATTCTTGATGAGGGATTCGTAGAAAATCTGACCGAAAATGTTAGATACTCCTCATCACAATGGACCACGGTTCTCTGAGAACGGATTGGTAATAGAGAAGTCTACCAATTTTTCCTGTTGATGTTGTATTGCGTCATTCAAGATCACATCATCCAAGAGATCGTCGAGGAGGAGATTCTGACCAGTCTCAATCTCGAAGCTGTTGTTCGATTGATCGATCATGTTGAATGTATTCGGCTGGAGCAGATACTTGGATGGTAAGATATCAATTGCCGGAACACCAGTAGTGAAGCTTTCGGAATTATAGTTGAATCTTTCACATGTCAATTCATAAAATGTCAACTTCCCGAGTTGATAGAAATTTCGTTCATGCTCGACGAATCGTATTTCGAAGATTGCATTAGTCATCGGAATGTAGATGAGGTCGCCCTCTACTGGTCTAGTCATATCTGGAAAGATTGTAGCAAATCGCGACATCATGACACAAAGGATTAGCTTGTCATTCATCTGCATACCAAACTTGGTCATCAAGTCTGATTGAAATCCGTAACCTTCAAAATTCTTGATCAGCATCTCGATCACTGTTGCATTGTCGAAATACGATCCAGTATCCTCCTGATACACAGGATCGATTACTGTATGCTTACGCTGCAGATAGTAGACATCAAGCCCATAGATCTGAATTGCTTCGACACCCAAAGAGTCCAAGAGTGCCTGTTCTGTCGAAACAGAATAATTTGAGAAGTATGGATTCAAGGCCATTGGACAGCTAACCCATTGTTCTCAAAGAATCAAATCTGAAGCTGGGAGACTATACGAATTGATAATCTCTTGTTCAAGTTCCTTTACCTCTTGAACACCATCATTGTAAATCTTCTCGCCATTGAACTGTGATCCACCAGGCATCGTGAATTCTTTGTACTTGATTAGATTCTCTCCCCACTGAACTTTCATGAGTGCCGTTGCATATTTCTTCAACATACGGTCATTCCAGAGACTGGTGTATTCATCTGGATCGAGGACCTTGTATGCAACTACGATGATGTATTGCCCAACTGCAATTCTACCCCAATCCATATCCACGTGTAACTTTGAAGTATGCCGATTGAATCTGATTGGCTGTTGTCCGACCAACATCTGTTCCATCATCTGAACATACTGAAATGTAGTGTAGTATGGGACCATAGAAACAGCAGTCAAATCATACATATCGTTCAGAGCGATCTGATACCTGATGTTGAAGATGTTATTGGTGGAGAGTGCTTGACCAATGGGAAATATCTCTACTGCTCCCATAATTTCTGGAGGCATATAGAACCACTTATTGGCAACATCTTGAGCAGTTACCAAATGCTTGAAGTACACTTTATCAGTGGCATCACAATGGTAGTCAGTGAAGAACTGCAAGGCGTCAGAGATACGATCATCGATCTGATCTGCTGTAATGTTGATCTCAACAATACCTTGGCCCAATCTATTGAGACAGTAGGTAGCTAGATCAGATCGAGATTGAAGTTCAGCCATCAGTGGTCCTCTTTTGATTACTTATTCGGAACATTGATGATTTTACTATTGGCTTCGAGAGCAGTAACACTGTGTCTTTGGTTCGGAAAGAACTGAATGATGTCTCCAGTCTCTAATACTTTATTCCAGTCCGGAGTCTTTACCAATACCCTCCCTCTACAACAGATGGTGATGTGAGTAGCAGGTTCGCTGTGGGAATGTTCCGGAAGAATATCATCTACATTCTCGAAATCATAGATGATGCATTTCAAGTTCCCGAATAGAACATCTTTGTGATTCAGCATCAATAGACCTCATCAGAAAATGTTTCTGGCTCGAATTCGTATTCGTATCCACTCATGCGTATCACAAAATTCGGATCAAGATCCTTGATGTTCTGAAGATGTCTGTGATGCTCATCGAAAGTTAATCTAGGAGCATTGTTTCTGACTGCCGCCAGATATGCTTCTTCGGTGTATTCTTCTGGTATATGCATACCCAGACGAATATTCTTATGCCCATGGGGATCAAAATATTCAACTGTCATTGTCTGATGAGATAGATCTATCGATTCAATTTTTGCTTTCATGATTCCCTCAATAATATACGACCATATAAAGATAACCTTGGAATCCAGCACCACCATTATATGAAGGAGAGTAGCCGCCTGCGCCTCCTGCCCCAATGGAATAGCTAAGAGTGGTCCCCCCTGGGACCACTGCTGAAGAGTATGATCCAAGCGCCGAACCGCCGCCGCCGCCTCCGCCAGAACCATAATAGTTAGTGAAGTAGCCACAGCAATAATAATTATCGACCGCCAGTCCTCCGCCACCTCCGCCACCTTCGAAAGAACCATCGCCTGCAGGTGTTCCACTGTTCGCCCCAGCACCGCCTGCGCCACCAGATGCTCCTGCTCCGCCAGCTCCGGAAGTCGATGAACCTCCAACCCAAGAGTCACCATTAGATCCAGACGAATTTGAGACATTTCCACCAGATGCCGAGCCACCTGCACCACCTTGGGCGCCTTGTGAATAAGCTCCACCACCTTCGGCGCCACCTGCAAACAAAGAAAGGCCGCCACCTGTGAGGGTCGAATCGCCACCTTGTCCACCAGCGACAGAGTAGCCGCCGCCACCTGCTCCTGCCCCCCAAAGCTCAATTGTTACAGAAGAATAAACTGCAGGGAGTGTGAATGATCCACTAGAACCTGTGGAAATTATGGTTGAAGATTGTGATTTACCATAGAGACTAGAAAATGAAATTTGACCGCTTCCAATTCCTGCCAGACTTCTCACTGCAGAATCATTCAGACCGATCTGAGTGTGACCTGTAGTATCAGCATAATTTGGATAAAGTTGATATTCGATCGAACGATTCAAACCGGAAGCTTGAGTATTGCCACCTAGACTGATCGTTCCAGAACTAACAAGAGGCATTAGACCCTGCTTTCGAGATATTCAACCCTAGCTGACAGTTCTTTCACTGCTTCTATCAACAGAGGCACAATCTTTTCATAGTAAACCGTCTTGTAATTCTCACCACTTTTGCTAACAGTGTGACCCCATAGATCAACAGTTCTATCAAAGGGAGCCAATGTTACTGCTTCTGGAAGAACTGCTTCGACTTCTTGAGCAATCACCCCAATCTGATGTTCTCCAACTGGATACCCAAACGATCCTGCCAATTCATTGGAATCAAATTCAACACCAGAAATCTGTTTCAGCTTCCAGACCGGATTTTCGATATTCTTGATATTGATCTTTAGTCGCTTATCAGAATAGTATGCTGTGATATTGCCAGTGGCAGTAATTGCTCCGGAAGTGACGTTGAAGTTTGAAGCAACATTGACCTGTCCACTGAATGTTGCTCCAGACAGGAGAGCATAGTTGGCAATAACGGAATAGAGCTGTGAATTCGATACTACGTTTGCTGCAGTAGTAGAACCTACGTAAAGTGTATTGTTTGAAGTTCCGCTGAAACTGGTAGCATTTACTGTGGTATATACCGTAGAGTTACCACTGATTACATGAGAAGTAGCATTGATAGAAGTATTGACGGTAGCATTACCGATGTATACCGTGTTCGTCGATTTAGAGAAAGTAAACGCAGCGATGGCATTCAGAGAACCACTGTCATTGAACTGAATGTAGGTATTAGAGCCAGCGACAGAAGGTGCTGGGGAAGACCAGCTGACTGCAGAGCCATTAGATACTACTGTCTGACCATTGGTCCC